TTGAAGTGCAGCTCTTATTTCATTACCTGTATCTAATCTAAATGTACCAGCAGTGTTTGTAGCTGTTGGTGTATAGGTATTTAAATCTTCTTGATTAGAAAATCTTACAAACATGGGATCTTGTGTAGTGCTGTCACCAATCGTTGTTTCTGTTATCAGATACTAAAGTAAATCTAGTGGCTGTAGGATTATTGGTAGTTGCAAAATTACTTGTAGACTTTGAAGCTCTAATTTCTCTAGGGTTTGTTGCGCCTGCATTCCATGTAAAAGTTTCACCGTTAAATACAGTTGCAACTAATACTTGACCAAAGTTATCAAGACTCCAGTTTCCTGGATCCAGTACCACAGAACTTGTTGATCGTTCCGTGCCCCAAGTTTCAACGTTCCAAGTAGATGTACCCCAACCATAACCTGTAGTTTGTGTTGTTGGTCCAACTATAACATAAGGATTAACAGTGACAGCACCTGCCGCTGTCATACCAGACCCTGTCTCAACTGTTGCTGCTTGAACAGTAAACTTGTCTACGTCAGGCACAGTTAAAATTTCGTATACTTTTTGTAAGTCTGCAGCTGTATAACCACTAGCTCCTGTTACAGTTACGCCAGATAAGGTTACATATCTTCCAACTAATAATCCATGTGATCCTTTATTAATAGTTATAGTGCTAGATCCATTAACAGTTGTTAAAGTTCCGCCAGTGATTGCAGTATCTAAAGGTGTAATGTCATAAAAGTCATTACCATAATATAAAAATAAACCTTGTGATGTTCCAATAGCTGAATATTTTTCACCTGCAAAACTAGAGAAAGCTACTTGTGCTCTGCCAGCCCCGGGTAAAGATTTACCCCCAGCTGTTAATTGTAACCAACCACCTATTTTTTCAGGTAATCCATATCTAAATCTAACAAAATCACCATCTGTCCATTGGCCTTCGGCCCCTGATTCTGTGTCTTGTTTGTTAAAACCTGGCTTGAAATTTAATTTTTGTAGCATATAGTAGCTTATATAACACTTATTTAAAATATGAAAGACAGATTATAATGGAAAAAACGGTAAATATCACTAACTTTATTGGTGTATATGATAACTACATTACTGAACAAGAATGTAACAAAGCTATTAAACTATATGAAGAACAAAATAAATTTAATAATACAATAAATAGGATAGGTGGAGAATCAGCGTCTATTTTACAAAAACAAGATCAACAATTTTTTGCAGTGCCTAAAAATTTAAATATTTGGTGGGAATCTTTAAAACCCATGATGGTTAATTTTGATTTAGCATGGAATCATTATGTTCAAAACACTGGAGCAAATGATGCTTACGGAGTTCCTTTTTATTTTACAGATTTAAAAATACAAAAAACTTTACCTACAGAAGGCTATCATGTTTGGCACCTTGAACATGGTAAAGGATTCGATCTAGAACCTCGTGCTTTTGTATTTTCTATATATTTAAATGATGTTGAAGAAGGTGGTGAAACAGAATTTTTACATTTCTCTAAAAGAGTAAAACCTAAAAAAGGTAGAATAGTTATTTGGCCTGCAGGTTTTCCATACGTGCATAGAGGTAATCCGCCTTTATCAGGTGAAAAATATATTCTTACTTCTTGGATGTTGTTACGATGAGTAAGAAGTAGGTCTTGAACCTAATCTAGCAATTTTATCAGATTCACTTTCACCTTCGACATTATCGTTGTCCCAATTAGATTGTAATTGAGTTAAGTGAGCTGAATCCCATTTAGTAGTAAAGTCTGAAAAATCACCTAAATTAGCAGCTTCCCAAGTAGAGTGTGGAGTTTCATCTCTGTATTCCACAGTATCACTTGGATTAGAAGTTCCATATTGAATGGCCCAAATATTTGACCATTTAGATAATCCCCAAAAATCATTATCATTAATTGTGTATCCAGTTCCAGCGGCATCTCCACTTTGTTTAATAACAAGTTTATCTTCAAATACTACTGTCCATTGTGCGTTAGTTGCCATAATTTTTCTCCTAAGTCTTAATAATATATATCACAGTTAAATAAGGTTGCAATACTGAAGTTGCATCACCTGAAAAAGTTGCACTCATATTGTGTTGGTGTCCCGTCCCTGAACCTGTACTACCTGTGCTTCCAGCGCCTGCTGTAAAATTACCATTAGGTAATCCTACTAATGAGCCCCCGGGTTTTATAACGCTAGCGTGTGAGTGAGAAGCAAGTTGTGCTGTTGATAAAGTTGCATTCGCAGTAGAACCACCAACGTTACCAGTTGAAGCTACAGTATTTGCTCCGCCAGTTGACGCCAACGCTTTGTTGTTAGATTTTCCTACAGGTACATTATCTTGAAAATCAGGAACGTTAAAAGTTGATGAACCATCACCTGCACCGTAAGTTGTACCTACGATTGCAAATAATGCAGCATAAGTAGATCTTGAAACAGCTGCACCATTACATTCTAAAAAACCCGTTGGCACAGATGAATCTGACCACGGAACAATAGTAGCTGTAGGAATTCCTTCAATACCTGTAAGGTTTGCTCCTGAAAAATCGTATTTTGTTGCTTCGTAATTAGACATTCTTTTTTCCTATGTTTTAATAATATATATTAAAGTTAAATAAGGTTGTAAAACTGAAGTTGCATCACCTGAAAAAGTAGCACTCATGTTGTGTTGGTGTCCCGACCCTGAACCTGTGCTACCTGTGCTTCCAGGATTACCAAGTGGTTGATTAGGAAATGGGTTACCTGAGTCTAGCCTTGTATTCCCGGAGCTATAACCGCCAGGGTGTGAATGTGAAGCAAGTTGTGCTGTTGATAAAGTTGCATTAGCTGTGGAACCACCAATATTTCCAGTTGCAGTTACTGTGTTTGCTCCACCAGTTGAAGCTAAGGCTTTGTTGTTAGATTTTCCTATTACAACTTCATCTTGTAAATCAGGTACAAGAAAAGTTGATGAACCATCACCAGCTCCATAAGTTGTACCTATGATTGCAAATAATGCAGAGTATGTAGATCTTGAAACTGCTTGACCATTACATTCTAAGAAACCTGCCGGCACAGATGAATCAGTCCACGGAACTACAGTTGCTGTTGGGATTCCTTCAATACCTGTAAGGTTTCCACCATCAAAATCGTATTTTGTTGCTTCATAATTAGACATAGGTTATTTCTCCCTATAAGTCCAACCAGTAGTAGCATCTCCTGAATAAACTAAACTAAAGCCCGCACCTTGTGTATTAACAACTAGGTCTGAAGCTGCGTTAGCTATGTTTGAACTATTTCTACCAACAGTTAGAGCATTTGTATTAAAATCATAACCTTGGTCCATAAATGAAACCTCATCTCCTATGCTTGGTGATGCAGGTAGAGTAATTGTAACTGCTCCACCATTTGTGTTCACTAAAAGTTGAGCACCAGCTTGAACTGTTTCAGCTGCTGAAACTGCTCTCCAGTTTCTTTGCTCATGAAGTTTTACTACATTAGTTCCATCAGAATATAATACGTAATTATTTCCTTCAGCTAAAAGCACACCTGTACCTGACGATGTTTTAAAAGTTAAAGTATAACCTGCATGGTCACATGCATTTTGTACGTTATAAACTTTTTCAATTGAATCTGGAATACTAACAGTTCTGTTAGCCGATAGTGTACCTGTTAATTTAATAACATCATTTTTACCATTCGATAAAGCACCATTTGTAAAAGTTAAAGATCTATTAGCGTTAGTTAAATTGAAAGTTGTAAAGCCACCGATAGCTTGTTCTAAAATAAGTAAGTTTGTATTTGTAATTTGACCCCAAGTTCCCGAGTTTTCACCGGTTGCTTGTACTGTAAGTTTTAAGTTAGCAGATGTAGAATTCGCCATTTTTTAATTCCTTATACGTTTATTTTATTAAAAATAAGAGTTTGTGTCAAACTCTTTATGCAGCCACCTCTCGCCATCCTGGAGGTGTTAAAGGCGCTGAACCTGTGTTAATTTCGTTCCAGATCAAAGCACTACCAGATCCTTGGTTCATAGTCAAGCTTAAACCTGTAAGCTGAATATCAATGTGAATTGCAACACTTACACCAGCTAATTGATTATTTAAAGGAAAACCTGTTACATCAATTTCTTGGCCAGGAACACCTACGGCCGTTCCTAATCCTGCAGTCATTGCAATACCTGTAGGACTTGTACCTGCTCCAGCTTGACCAACAAGTGTACCTAAATTTGCAGTTATTAAATTTCCAGTGATAGAAGCATCAGGGGCTGGATCTAC